AGATGGCTTTGTTATCTGATTGCTTGCGTCGAATCGAGGCAAGTTTTCTCATTGCCCAATCAGCCTTTGAATCGTCATCAACGACGAATGGCTCACGGGCTGGTTCCTCGATGATTTCAAAATCATCTACTGGTCTTACTGATAATGCGTTGTCCATGTGGACTCCTCTCGTTATAGGAGAGGGTACTAAACGGGGGTTTAGATTGTCAAGCCCTACAACCCAATAACTTGTCCAACATACATTGAAGCACCGACAACCGTGCAGATAAAGAGCGCTCCGACGGTACGGATAACCCATTCGGAGCGACTCTCCATCTTTTCAAGACGGTCTGTAATGTGTTCCATGGCTTGCGTGACTCTTTCAGAATCAGAGTCGTAAACATCTTTGCGAAGATAGGTTTGGCTAACATTTAGATTCATCTGCTTGACTTCCATAGTTAGGTCATCAAGCCGACGCATAATCTCTCCTAAACTTGGCTTTACCTCTTCGCTCATCTTTATGCCTTTGCCCTTGCTTCGTCTGCGGACTGAGCAACTGCTTGGAACTTAGGTCGTCCAAAACCAACAATCGCAACTGCGAGATTAGGCTTGAACTTGTTTCTGTTCTTTTTCTTATAGGCACGAATCTTGAGGCAAACTTCGCCACCGTTTCGCTGGTCGCCCTTTTTATCTGAACTCGTATTGCCTTCGATGCAAGTAACTGTTCCGTCGTTATTGTCCTTTACCACTATGCCGACATGACTGATACGGTCCACATTGTCTGCGGGGAAATCAAAATAAACAATATCTCCCGCTTGAGGTTGAGCATCTTCGCCTTCAAACCAACGCTTCATTTTTTTGAAAGCATCTGCTCCCGCTGGTGTGTAAACGGTATTAGGAATTTCAACTCCCGCTTTTTTCCCGCACCAATTAACGAAGGCTCCGCACCAAGGCTGGTTTGCCTTTTGATACTTAGTCTTGTTCTCGGGAACTGCCTCTTCGATGTAGCCAACTTCTGCCGTTGCTATCTCGATTAAGCGCTCCGCTGTTCCTTGAGGTGCTGGCATTTACTTCTTCTTTGCTGTTTTCTTTGCAGTAATTTTCTTAACAACTGCTTCAGTCACTCCGTCAGCAATTTTGCCAAACGCAGGGTCTTTAGGGTTTGCCGCTCTGATTGCGACTGGGAGAACGGCTGAGATACCTGCCGCTAAAATTGCCTTAAGTGCATCGCCATCAAGGGCAAGGATGTCCCCGCCTGTAATCATGAAGGCTGTTGTTACTGCCGCTAGGAATGACCGTCCATACGAAGCGAGCATTGCTTTAGTTTTGCTGTCCATTGTTTCTCCTAAATGTAGGTAGGTAAATAATAACCTATGGTTTTATGAACCAAGGTAGATTAAAGATAGCGCATTAAAATAACCTGTGTGGTCTACTCCCCCGACACTCAGAATTAAATCATTATCAGGGTTATGGTCATGATGGACTCCCATACGAACATATTCACCTTTTGTAAAAGTTATGGGTATTGAGGTAACACTCATGTGATGACCATGTTGTTTTGTGGTCAGGTCACCATCTTGCCTAGCGATTTCCTGTGTGCCTTTTTCAATAAATACAGAGCAATAGCCGTTATTTTGCCCTTCCCATAAAACTGATGCGGTGGCAATGTAACGACCAGTAACAGGGATTGTAAGTTTTGTAGGGTCGCTGACTGTCCAACATCCCCACCCGTCTGAATTATCGGCTTCGAAAGAAATATAGGTGTTCGTATCTTTTGTGACTGTGAGGGCGCTAGTTCGATAAGCAACTGGGGCAAGGGTTCTATCGGCACCTGCAACCATTCCAATAGCGAGTAAGTCCGCACCTGAATTTATTAACCATGTTTGGTCATCAGGTTTTGGGGCGTAGTTGCTCAAGTATCGAACTGATGGCAAGGTATTAGTATCACCCGCAATTTGAACATCTATTGTTCTATTGCTGTTTACTGTAACTACTTTGCCCTGACGAACTCGCAAAGTTGGGGCAATAGTGTCGCCCTTAATTTGACTGACTAAATAACTTAAGTCCATCAGAATCTCCTACTTCTTCCGATTGCGTTCATTGTGCCACTTGCCGCTAAAGGGATTGAGATAGCATCCAACATTAGAATTTTATCTACTCCAACTGGGGAGCGCGTAACCTTAACTAAATCAAAAACATCGTGGGCAGGGTTTACTAATTGGTCCCATGTAATTTTTTCTGATGCCCCAATAACTTTCTTCAACTCAGCGGACGCCGCTTCTTGAGCCTCGGCAACTGTGAGAATTGTTGGAGAAGATTTGAAGAGTGGAACTTCGCCATAAGTTTTGCGGTAAGTCGGCGAACTTGGATTATCGTCCCAAGCCTCACCAATAACTCCGATGCTTAGATTTGTTCCTTCTCCCGTATAAATAACTCCGTTGTAGGACTCATCGATTGAAAGGGAGCGAGCAATTTGAATTAGAACTGAATCAGTTCCATCTTCGTAAGTAGCAACCACGCTTCCCTTATCAGGGTCAGGGATTGGTCTCATACGAGCAATCCCATTCTCATCAAAGTACAAATCCATAGAAGCCGACTCAGCAATTTTTAGAGCCTCACGCCAAGGGTCGCTTGACTGGTCAAGAGTCGGATACAGCAAAGTGGTCACTTGGTTAGTAGCAGGAAAAATTGTTTGTACTTTTGGATAGCGATATTTAAGAATGTTTTCAATGGCTGTTTCTTTTGCGGTTCCAGCATCAATAAAGAACTCATGATTTGTGAACTTAGCCCTAGCCAATATAAGGCTACGGTCTGAACCTTTGATTGATACTTTAACTCCCTGAGCGCTCTCGCTTATATCTACGCTAGTAATTACAAAAACACCGAGAGGAACTAATTCTTCTGTACCGTTAGGAAAAACAATTCCTCTATAAATCTTTACCTCACGGTTATACGGAAGCAATACTGAAGAGATGTTATTAGTGGGAACTAAAGTTCCATCTGTATCAACGAACTCTAAAGTACATTCACGACGGATTGAACGGCGATTGTCAATCGTCACCTCTCCACTTATAGGTTGGGCTGTACTCAAGATTGTTCCATTAGCCATATCGTAAATCTCAATTTTTACTGTGGTGGAATGAGATTTCCGAACTGCTTCTTTGAAGTCAGCGGAAACTGGATACATTATGGCGCCCCGACCTCAAAGTAAGTGACTTTAACTCTACGAACTAAAGAGTTAATTTTTCCTGATTCCGTCCAGTTTCTATCTACAAAGCGCACATATTTTTGACGACCTAGTGGGTCATGAACATGAAGCGTTCCTTGGTAAGTTAAGACTGGATATAACTCATCCCACTCTGTTTCTCCAGTAGTCACAAACTCATAGGTGCCATCGACTCCGTATATTGATTGAGAAACAATTACAGTTTTAGAGGCGCCGAGAGGCTTGAATACTCCATAGGCTTCAACAATCGTTGAGTTCAATGGTTGAAGCACATCAATGCCAACAACTTTAATTGTTGGATTTTCAGGTGCGGTAAAAGACCAAGTTGCAGGATTAGTAATCTGAATCGGTACGGTAGTTGTATACCCCGAGGAAATGGTTGCCATTAGATGTCAGCCCTCGCTTTCGCACGATATGTAACAGTTTTATCAAGAGGAACTTCATAATCATTAAGTTCAGCAATTTGTGTAGCCGTAGCGGTTACTGGACTATTTCGAATTGCTGAATAAGTTACACCGCTATCTTCAGAACGCTCAATATCAAACACGAAATTAGAAAAACCTCCACGGGTAAAGACTGGTTCATCTCCAGCATGGAAAGCAATTTTGTCTACATAATGAACTCCACCCGAACTTGCGCTTACTATCTTTACAAATACTTGAGCGTGTGTTGCAGTAGGTGGAGCCAATACTGTTGCGTTTGCTGTAACAAAGGCTGAACTTGTTGCGCTGACTGCTGTTCCAAAGGTTGTGCTAATTGTTGCGCCAGTTGAGGATAGATAACGAATACCAACTTGGCATGAACGAGTGGTAGTACCTGCTCTAAAGTCAGCAATGGCTGAGAACTCTTGGTTAGCGGTAACCATAAACTTTGTAGCCGTTGTAGTTGAAGCAATAGCATCACCAGCGGAACTTGCTGTTATTTCAAGAGATGCACTACCAACTGATGCTTGAGCGGTTGAACGAGCAATAGCACAATTAGTGACCGCTTCCCATCCTGCCGTATTTGTTTCAAGAGATGCTTGGTTGGGTGAGAGAGCGTTAGTTCTTCCAAAAACTGTAACTGTTACTGCTCCTTGTTCGGAATCAAAAAAAGCAGTAATCAATGGGGTGGCTGGAGCATCAACATCGATAGTGAACTGACTAAAAGCCCAATCGCTAAAGTAGTTTGAACCATTAAGTAATTGAGCAACTCGAACATAAGCGCGATAAGTTGTGCCGTCTGCTAGGTCAGCCTCAAGTGTTTGACCATCATTACTTGAGGTTACTATGCCAGTTTGAACTGTTGGTGTTGATGTATCTGCACTAAAAGTACCTGCGCTATATGTAGCCGAGTCAAAAACTTTAATTTCGTAAGCGTTCTGTGGGTCACCATCTGCATCAGCATAAGTCCAAGTGACTGAAGGAAATGTCGTATCTGTAATTGTTCCACTTGGGGCGGTAACTGTAACTGTTGGTTGGGTTGTAGTTACTACATCCACAAACAACTCATAAAGACCAGCACGGTCACCGCTTGCGGTTGAGTTGTCTGCAAACTTTACAACTAGATTATCTATAAGAGTTTGAGTCCACGCCTCACCGTTGGGGGCTGTGGTCAATTTCAAAGCGGTATCAAGAGTAGTTAAGGCAAGAGTGTTTGCTTTTGAAAAAGGTACTGAGTAACTCACAGCACGACCATTTCGGTCTGTAATAACACCAAGGCTCAACTCAATCGAACCCGCTGTTCCAATCGTTGCCCTTGCTCGAAGATTAACAAAAGCGACTTTTTCAGTTGCCGCTAAAGTCTGTGTGCCAAATTCTGCTTCGTAGGATGCTGGAACTGTTGTGCTAGTACGGGTTATGTAGGTCGAGTCACTACTGTCGGCGAGCGCCGCATGGACTGAACCTGAACCACCTGAGATAGTAAAAGCCGAGGCGTTGTTCCAGTTTGCGTTAGGGCGAAGTACATAAGTAGCCATTATTTGTTAGCCAACTCCTTTGCCAATATAGCGAATGTCTCTTGAATTCTTTGAACGATTATGTCGCCCTTTTCATCAATGTCTTTTGCTCCAGTTGTATCAACATTGACTACAAAAGCGCCTTGTTCAATAACAATGTTATTACCGCTTACTCCCTTGAAACTTGCTTGAGCATCAGTAATTTGAGCAAGACCTGTTTGAGCGTTAGCAATCTTTTGACCGAACGCCGCTTCAGAACCAAACTTACCAATCGCCGCGCCAGTAAAGCCAATCTGTTGAGTAAGTTCATTGATTTGAGCAATCGCTTCAACGCCACCACCAAGGATTGATGCCGCAAGTTGAGCGCCCTTGATTGGTCCTGACTCAACTAAATCTTTAATAGCACCTGCATCGAGACCTAAGCCTTGAAGTGTAAGAATTTGGTTTGCAAACTGATTGCTTTTATCAAGACGCATCCGCATATTTTCAATAAGGGACTTAGCCTTTGGAATAAATCCGTCAGGAAGTTCTACTCCCTTAAGACCTGCAAAACTTAGGATTGTGTCCTTAAGGGAATCGGCAAACTGTTTAGCCGCATCTTGTAAATCTGTAAGAACATCGCGCATTGACTCAATACCAGCGGTCATCGCATCACGAATCTTCTTCATCAAGTCCGCTGAGTTCTGAAGTTCGTTGAGGGTGTTGTCATCTTCACCGTTCATACCTTCTAAAGCCTTAGCGCGTTTTCTTTCCTCTTCGAGAATATCGCCAAAACCTAAGCCTTCTTTAAGTTTATCTCCAAGAGCGCCGAAAGCATCTGTAATTTTGCCAAGGACATTGCCAGTAGTAAATGACTTAACGGCTGAGGCAAAGCCGAGAATTGTCTCGCCAGCCTTGAGGCTTAATGAACTCATGTTCTCAACTAAGAACTTACCGACCTCAACATCTTTAAGTCCTTCCATAACATTGACTAATTTTTCAAGTTGAGGAATAGCAAAATCAACTACATCCCCAATAAAGTCACCAAGTATGTCGCCAACTTCAAACTGTTTTAATTCGCTTACAAAATCTCCAACTTTACTTACAGCCCCACCAATAAACTTTGAAGCATCTGAAAGCATTTGAACCAGTTCGGTTCCTAATTTAATATCGCCAGCCTCAATAATTGTTTCGCCAGCCTTCTTAGCAAAACCACCTACCGTAGTTAAAGCATCAGAAATAGCCTGAACTAATCCTTCGGCGATAGGAACTTTAGTAACTTCGAGAATTGTGTTACCAATCTTGCTTGAAACAGCACCGATATTTTTAAGTCCACCCGAAATGAAATCAACTAAATCTTTTCCAAATTCTTTTTCTTTTAGAGTGTTTGCTGTCTTACTAACCGCCCGTAAAGCAGTTTCAGATGTTTCAAGTTTTTGTATTAGCGTATCAAGCGCTTTGTCACTTATTACTTGTTTTGTTGCGTTGGTAATACTTGTGGCAAAATTACGAATTGGCTTTGCTAAGTTGTTAAAAGTCTCGCCAACATTTTGTCCCATTTTTGTAAATTTTTCAGACAGGCTATCTAGCGGTCCAGCAAGCGCTTTTGTTAAGATATTACTTCGGGCGGCGTCTGCGGCATCCTTAAAGAACTTAGCAATTTTTTCTGAGGCACCTTTAACAAAAGAACCAATTTTTTCTAAAATAGAGGCTAAAGCATTTGGAATTAGAGCAAGCGCTTTGCCAACTCCTTCAGCAAAAGTATTAAATAAACCTACTGCTATATCAAGGGCATCACGATTACCCTTAATCCAATCAACTAAAGCACCTATAATTTTTGCTAAGAATCCTGATACCTTGCTTACAAGCGTGAAATAAACCTCAGCAATAAAGTTAATAACTTTTGCTATGCCTTTACCAACAAAGGAATTAGAATCAAGCAACTCGCCTAAGAAACCAATAAACATTCCGATGTACTTAAAAATGCCACCAAATACTGTGGCAAAGGCATCAATTAAGAAATCAAGAACCTTGGCAATTAACATACCTACTATGTTGTTTGTATCAAGAAGGTTACCTAGGAATTCAATAAACATTCCGATGTACTTAATAATTCCGCCAATAACTGTGGCAAAGGCTTTCCAAAGGAAGTCAAGAACCATTCCAATAATCTTGCCAACCAAACCATGAGTATCAAGCAACATTCCAAGAGCCTCTAGGAAGAAGCCAATAAATTTAAGGATGCCTCCAACCACTACTGCAAAGGCTTTGAACACAAAATTTAGGACTGCTCGAACTACCTTGCCAAAGGCTGTCTGTCCGCTAGTAACATACTTTAGGGCTTTGAGGAACATCATCAAACTCTTGACCACGCCAATAACCACGGTGAGAACGGTCTGATAAATAAACTGGAATACGCTAATTAAAGTTTGACCAAAAGATGTGGCGGGGCTGATTGTTTGACCAAAGGCAATAAGTAGATTACCAAGCCCAGTTAAAATAAACGAAAGGGCTGTGCCAACTGCTTGAGCAACTGAATTGAATACATTTGTTACTACCTCGCGGAATGTCTCGCTATTTTTCCATGCGTAGACAAACGCGGCAATAAGAGCCGCGATAGCGACTACATATAAAAAGATTGTGCTTTTCAAAATAAGCATGGCTTTATTCAAAGCCTTGACTGCTGTGGCTTTTAGAGTAGTAGCCGTACCCGCCAACTTTGTTTGAACTGTGTAAGCAATAATGCCAAGAGTTACCGCCGCTAAAATTGACCCTAGAGCATAAGCAACAGTTTTATATTTTTGTAAAAACCCAACAACTCTTTCAACAACAACAGCAACTCCGTTAATTGCCGCCGCGAATACCATAACCGCAACAGCCAATACTTTACTAAATATATCAGCGATATTTTTGGCTACACTTAGTAAGGGCTGTAACGCTTTAAGTAAACGACCCATTGCTGATTGAACTTGCGTAGATGTCATAGCCATAGCAACAAATCCAACGGCTACTGGATTAAGCATTTTAAGCAGGTTGCCAAAGATAGGAATGTTTCCAAAAACATTTTTACCAGCCATAGTCGCAAAGGCGGTTCCGAACCCTGCTACGACTGGAAGAATCATTTCAAATTTACCAGCAAGGTCATCTACTTTAGTACCAGTCAAATCCATGCCGTCAATAAACTCTGTAAATTTATCTACAACAGTAGCAATAGGGGTTGTAAGTTTTACAAATACTTTTCCAATAGCCTCGACTACTTTTTCTAATTTTC